ACCTAATGCTCCAAAAGTAGCAGCAGTATAACAAACAGCAGTAAAAGTAAAAGTTCCAGGTGCTGGAGTAGCATCGTTAGCAGCCGCAGTAACCAAACCTTTTAGTGTTAATCCAGAAGCTGGATCAAATACTACTATACTTTGGTTGATTCTTACAACTACTTCGTTAGGAGCAGCTCCAAGAGGCGCTTGCACAGTAAAAACTGTACCAGCTGCGTTGTCAACTTTGTCTACATTGTCATAACCAACATGTAATCTATTTTGTTCAGACCAAATTACTTGATCAGATGTCATTGGCATTTCAGCGCCAACCATTCTTAAGAAACCTGATAACGTTCTGTTACCAAATCTTTCCACCTCTTGCTCATAAAGCTCAGGTAGATATTGTTGTGCAAAATCTGCAAAATTCTCACCTTGTGCATCATTCCACTGTAAATAGTTAGTAGAAAGGATCGATTGATCTTGAGTAGGTGATAATCCAGCATTAGTCACTGTGAAATTTCCCATTATATTGAGTTTTTATTTTTTTCTTATTTTTAATTTAGCACTATTTATTCCACTAACCGCTTTTATTTTCATGCCACCTAAAAATACTGCATCTGGATCAGGAGATAATCTTGGTTCAGAATTAATATTTTTAGACTTAGCAAACTCTGTTTTCACAGCGTCAGCTTTTCCTTGTTCATAAAAGTGACTAGCTATAGTGTCTATGTTTTGTGCCGCAAACAAAGATTTGTGGTAGTTACTTAAATCTGTAATTGCCCCATCTTCATTTAAGAACTTCTTAAGAAAATTTGCAATATCATTTTGATTTTTTGCTAACTCAGTTGGATTACTAATTTGATATTTTACATTTTTGTCTTTTAATTTAAAATCAAAACCTTTGAAATCTTCATTAAAAAACTTGTTTGATCTATCAATAAAATCTTCACGAGTCTTATTTACCTTGTCTTGCTCACTATTGTATCTATTGAAAAAGTCCATAGCTTTTTGTTGCTCTTGAGTAGTGCCGGGTCTCAACTTGATCTCGTCATAATATTTACTCTTTGTTTGCTCTAAAAAGTTTTTGGCTTTAGCAACCTCTTCCTTTATTGCAAGCTTACGCTTACGTACAGTTTTTTCATCATCTTCCTCGTCATCATACGAAAACTCATCATTAAGTAAAAACTCAATTTCTTCGTTATTTAAATGAGGTTTAGATTGTTTATAAAATTCTTTTAATAAAGTAACGTCATCAGCTGATGAATAATCAGCGTTTAATCTAACGTAGTCTTCAACTGTTCCACCTGTATCTTCCATAAATGAAACTAGTTTTTCGATGTTTTCTGGTAAAGGTTTACCTATTACTTTTTCATCTCTTATAGCTTCTTTAAGTTCTTCAGTAGTTTCTTTGACTTCTTCTTTAACTTCTTCTTCTACTTCTACTATTGGTGATACTACTTCTTCGGTGCTCCGTACTTCTTCAACCACTTCTTTGCTACTTGTCTCGTTTTTCTTTTCTTCGACAATAGCATTGCTATCATTTGTGCTGGGTGTTTGAATGGCATCTTCTTTGTTTTTGTTAAGATCTATTTTTGCTACTTCAGTTTCTTTTTTTTCTTGAGTTTTTGATAAATCTATTTTGTTAGTTTTTGGTTTTTTATTTAGCTTTTTAGGACGCTTTTTTATTTTAAAGTCACCCTCCTGTGATATGTTTTCTTTGTTTTCCATGATATGATATTATATAATAATTAGCCTATTTATTAGGCATTTCAAAATTGGTTGGTAAAGTACCATCCTGTCTCTGTTGTATAAGTTGACTTTGTTGAGTTGCCTGTATCTTAGTTCTTTCATCTTTACGATCTTCTATGAAAGCTTCTTTTTCTCTCATACCTTGAACTTCCATAGATTTTAACTCTTTGTCAAACCCATACTGTAATTCTATTAATTGCTTTTTTAATTCAGTTTCGCTCTGCATTCTTTGTAACTCAAATTGAGATTTTCCTTGCTCAATTTGTAATGTTGTTTGAGCTAACGCTTGTTGCTTTTGTACTTCTGCCATAGCTGCTCTTTCAGAAGCTTGCGCATTTGCATCGGCTTGAGCTTTTATATTAGCTAAGTTGTTTTGTTGATCTTTTTCAGCTTTTTGCTCTTGTTTAAGTTTTAACAACTTATTAGCTAGTTTTAAGTTTTTTATTTCTCTAATTTCTATAGCATCTGGTAAACTTATTGACTGCTGTTGTAAAGCTACTTGTATATTTTGCTCTAGTGATGCTTTAGCTTCTTCATCTGGTTCAATCTCTAGATATATACCAAAATCATATAAGTGAAGATTTTGTATTTCTTCTAATGTTTTTACATTGTATAAACTTATACTGTCTATTAAACTTTCTCTTAATAAATCAAACTGTATACTGTCAGCAACTCTTAATGATATATTTTCACAAGCTCTTAATGTTAAAAACAAACTAGCATTTAATATATGTCTAGTTGCTACATTTGAATTAGCTGCAGCAAGTTTTTGTAAACCAACTAATGATTGCTTATCTGGCATAGTACCATCTCTAGCTTCATTAAGTCCTGTTACATCTCTAATCATTTTTAAATAATACTCATACGTTGATATAAGAGAGTTTATTTTTTGACCACCTGAAGAAGTATTTAACTCTTGTATTGGAACTTTACCTTGATTAATGTCACCATCTTGAGTCATAGATCTACCAACTATAGAACCTGTTTGAAAATACATATTTAATGCCTCAGCTGGGTTGTAATTAGTTCCATTACCTAGATCTACTTCTGCTAATCCATCTACATCCATAAACACACCGTCAGGAACCACTCTAGAAAGAACTTGCTGCAGTTTTAAGGAAGTTAATTGAATCATATCAGCAAAACCTATCATACGCTCTACAGTTGACTCTATACGACCTTTATACATGTGAGGTGCAACTAGTTGGTAATTCATATTAACTTTAACAGTGTTTGAATAAGGTCTAGTCATATTCTCTGCTATTTTCCAATCTAACATTATGTCATGGCCTAATATCTTAGCTCCAGAATACAACACTTCTATTGACCTAGATACTTTGTCAAAGTTATCGCTTGGTGGTGGATTAAAAAAGTCAGGTTTTTCTAAAGCTTTTTCTAAACCGTTTTCAGTGTATTTTATTTTATACACTTGATCCATATAAGTTTTATATTCAAAATATAATACTTGTACAGTGTTATTGTTATCTTTACCTGTCCAGTTTCTAGTGTAGTTAGTATTACCTGGAAATTTTTGTATTTGCTCTAATTGCTTGTTAGTTAATTCAGGAAACTCTTTTTTAAGTTCTGGTAAACTAATGTTTTTAACCTCGCCAACGTAATATATGTCTTCAAAATTAGGATCTTCTGTATAAGACCAAACTAAATTAGCTGGATCAACATAGTCAACAATAATACCTTCTGATTTATTCCAAGAAGTTTTAACAGCTCCAATACCTAAAACAACTAAGTCTCTATTAAATCTAGCTCTAGTTAAATCATATTTGTTTTTAGCTAAAGTATTTTCTATTAACTCTTCTTCTGCAATTTCAATAGACTGTTTATAGTCTAACTGCATGTGTATTTCTAATTCTTCTTCAGTCTCAGGAGCGCCAGCTGGAGCTTCTTTAAGATCTATGCCTAATTCCTGCTGCATAGTCTGAATAAACTCTCTAGCTTGAATATCTCTATATATTTTATTAGCGTATTCAGTTCTTTTCTTTTGCGAAGCTGGATCTTGAGAAAAAGCTTTTATATCATACATTTTGTCTGACATACCATTTACAACAATGTCTACAAATTTAGGTATAACAGGCACTGGTTTCCAGTCCAAGTTTAAGTAAGACAAATCACCATTAATAGATAATTCATCCTTGTATTTTTGAACAGACTGTTCTCCTCTAGCATAAAGTCTTCGTTGGTGAAAAATAGTATAATTAAAAGAATATCTATTGCCGCCAACTCCTTGGCTAAACCATTCACCTTCTATAGCTCTTGCTACTTGCAGACCATATTCTGCAGTCATTTTCTCTTCTTGTGGAATTACTTGATCTGGAAAAGAGCTTCTAGTATTAGTGTATATCATTTATTTATTAATTTTTGAAAGAAATCCATCGTTGTTATACTTTTTTATTCCTAAATTTACTTTTTTTAACGTTCTGTCTGCTATTGGTTTATATTTATTTCTATTACAAGCCATAATAGCAAGTCCAGAACTAATAGAAGCATCATGCTTTGTTCTATTATTTATATTAAATTTTCCCCAATCCTCTAATGTGTCTTGATGATACATATCTCCATATCCGTTTTCTTTTAAACCCACATAAGTATCAATGTAAGCTTCAATAGCAGCAGCATGTGCTTGTTTAATGTCTTCGCTTGAATTAGGTATGCCACCTATTTCTTTTTCTGTTGTTGATAGTTTGTTCCAAGTTTTATCAGGGCGATTCATTGAAAAACCTCTATAACCTCTACGTTTAAAATAGTATAATAATCTAGGCTTATTATTTTCAGCCAATATTGGCATGCCATAAAATACACAAGCCATTAAAACATCTTCAAAAAATATTTCAGCTGTTTGCGGTCTTGATATATATTCTAAGAAAAAGTGATTAGGCGGTGCATCTTCCATAGAAAACTTTGTAAGCCCATGTAAAGCTCCTTTAGAACCTCTACCATCAACAGTTCCTGATATATCATAACTATCACATCCAAAAGCTCCTAAGTGATCATTACCAGGATACTTTGTTCCATTTTTTATAATCACTTGATTTTGAAGTTCTTTAGGTGGAACCCAACTAATTTTAAATCTACCATCTTTATTTGGAACAAAAATAACTTGTGTATCTTTAATGCCATTAATCCATTGAAAATTTCCTTTAGTTACATTTGCTCTGTTGTTAAAGTCTTCATTGTAATCTACTTGTTCGTATATTTTAGTTAGATTAAAAAGGCTTTGTTTAGTTTCATCTCTAAAAGCGTGTTTTTCAGTTCTTGGAAATTGTCTATAATATTCGTTTAAACTATCTTGATCAGACTTTAATCCTTCAACTTCATTTTCCCAGTGTTCGATAACTCCTGTTGTAATTTCAAAACCATCAATTCCTTTGACTGTATTTTTACCTCTAATGAAGACAGGTAATCCATAAGTATCGATGAACCCTTCATAGTTCCATTCCATAGGAACGAACAAGCTATAGAGTCCAGAAGATGTTTGTCCGTTTCTATTTCTTTTAGTAACGTCTGAATTGTTGTATAATCTTTTAAAATTTTCTCCACCTTTGTCTAAAGCATTTGAAGTTGAGCCCATCATACATTTACCTACGATTCTAGATCCTAGTCTTAATGTAGTTTTTGTAACTCTCCAGTTGTTTAATATATTATCAGGTCTCTCCCATTTACCACTTTCATCATGAGCTAGTAGTTTTAGCTTTTCACCATCATAAGAGTTATCACCTGTGTTTTTCCAGTCAATAGTAGTATCAAGCCCGTCTAATTCTCTTAATTGTTCATTGCTTTCAAGCTTCCTTCTAGTAAGCTTCGAAGCTGGAACTCTGTATGCAAGTTCTGTTTTAGGACGATCCATACCGTCCTGGATCGGTTTGAAGAAAAACGGATAGTTAACGGATATTGGTACGACTTTATCTGTAAACATTTTTTTAGCATCTGATCCAGATTTAGAGAGTATACCAAATCTGGCATCACTAGATATTGTTGCTTGGTTAACAAGTTCGGCCGAGGACATAAATGAAAATCCAGATCGTCGGTTTTTAAGATAGCACATCCCGTAACATCTCGTATCTGCTTTACATGCTTCCCAAAATATAAAGAATAATCTATTTGCTTCTCTAAAATCTGGTGCTCCAACGTCGATTTTTGACCATTGTAGGTACATGTAATGAGTACCAGTAATATAAGTAGGAGTACCGTTATTATAGAAAAAGTAACCTTGTTCTCTTCTTTTAAATTCTTCATCAATGTAATCATACCACTTTTCTTTAAATTCAGCTGGATATTCCTCCCAGTCAAATCTACTTTTTATTCTTTTTAATTCTTTTGGGTACTCTTGTCTTTCCCAGTATTGATCCGCTTTTTCTTTACTTCGTTTAAACGGTTCATCTGCTGCTGGTAAAGCAATCCTGAGATTCTGTATTTCAATGATTTGTCCAATTTTTCCAGTTTTACTTATTACTATAAAATCATAATCAGAGTTATAACCATACTCCCATTTTTTAAATCTATTGTTTTTAGCTAGTATCTTAGGATTTACAACTTCTTTAATTTCTTTCCAGAGGGTTTGATTGTAACTCACTTACTTCTCCCTTCTGCAAAACCTTTAAAAGTTTTTTGCTCTTTAACTTCCTTAGGTTTTTCATTTAACATATCTTCCTCTATTTGTATACGATTAAGTATTTCAAAAGCATCGAATATAGCTAGTTTCTTTGTTGCGGCAGCATTCTTTAATCTATCAGCGCTTACATCGTCGTCTGAGTCAACAATCTTTTCTTTTGCTACCTTAATAAGTTCCTCAACTGCTTTTTGCCCAGCTTGGATTATACTCTTTTTGGTTTTCTTTATATCCATATTTAATTAATATGTCTTTTGATTTCATACAATATAATAATTCTCCATCAACAACAAACTCCCACTCTCTAGCATTTGGAAAACCAACTACGTCTTCTTTTGTGATATTTAATTTTTCTAATAACTTGTTTCCGTATTTTAAAATACCTTTGTTAGGTATTGTTTTTTCTCCTAACTCTTTAGAGACTATAGGCTTTACAAAACATCTATCTAAAAAAGCTTTTATAACACCGTTTCTTTCATAAAGATATATTTGATCAGCACTACAAAAATACATATTGTTATTAAAATAGCTTCTACTGTTTTTTTCTCTTCCTTTCATATCATAAAACCTTCTAAAAATATTATGATGAACATATACTGTATCACCAGGTTTTATGTCTAGGTCATAAGCTTTTGGAACACTAATTACCTTTGCTTTTTTATTAACAGATTTAAAAGTCTCTATTTTAGTATTTAAAATTAATTCTTTATTTTCTATTTTTTTAACATTTTCATATCTCTCGCCAACAGGTTCAAGTATATAGTCGTAAATGCTATTCATCAGTACTTTAAATCATATTCTACAGAAACAGCCATATTACCATTGAACTTTTTCCAAGGTAATACTTCATCATTTTTTGCTATAAAAATATTATATGAATGGTCTTCTTGATCAAATATTATAGTTCTTATAATGTGTCCTCCATATACTTCTTGGCCTATAGAATAATGCATTGCATCGTTTTTATAGTCAGAGCCTATACTAATCTTTCTTATTACTTTTGACATCAGCATCTATATTAGTATAAGTACCATCCTCAAGGCTAATATTAATAGCACCGTATTCAGCCTCTAACACTTCTTTGTAATCTTCTATTTCTTTATTAGCTCCAGCTATTTCATGAAGTAATCCATGTTTTTGACTTTCTAAAAGTCCTATATTTTGAACCAATTCATTAAGCTTATTCTGTTGCTCTTGAATTGTTTTCAAGTGTTCTTTTTTTATTTTCATTTTATTAAATTTAATTGTTCTTACTTATACTATCACTTAATAATTAACTTATTAACCCTATCTACCTTCATCATCTGGATTTGGTTCAGGTCTACATTCTCCTGGAGCCAACGCAAATTGAAAGCCAGATGCCGTTGTGAAAGTTACACAACCACTTCTTGAGTTTAAATTTATATTTGTAATTGGACCTTCATTAATAGCAAAATCAACAATAACGTCAACTGTTTTAGCTGGGTCGCCTTGTAAACCTTGTGGTCCCTGTGGTCCCTGTGGTCC